AAGAGAATATGGTAAACTATATTCTGGTTCTGCTGGTTTCCTAATTACTTTAATATTATTGTAGGTATATTCACACACCTTACTTAATTTAGTTTTCTCTGACTTGTTTCTTGCACTAACATATAATTCTTTTTGGCTTTCTGTAACTTCTGCTGGGGGTGTTAAAGCCTTTAATGATGCATTAGCATCTGCAAATTTCTTATCTAATTTAGCATAAAAATTTTCCTTAGACAATCTTTCATAATTCACTCTAGCACCTAAGTTTGCATCATTACTAAAATTCTGACCATATAGCCAAACTGTAATATATAATTCAGTAAAAGAACTTGACCCTTCCAAACCAGAAAAAAGACTAGAAAAATCAGTCAAGGCTGATTGCATAAATTGCACATATAACTCAAATGATTTAAAAATTGCAAAAGGTGTTTGTATTTTTTTATTTTCAACACTTATTGCACAATAAAATAACTGATCAGGTGCATTATAAAGTGAAATATCACCCCTATTATAGGTTAACCATACATTTCCAAAATTATTGTGATTTGCCTTGAATCCATCTTTATCATAAGATGCCAAATAAGTAATTAGATAGATATTATCTGCCATTTTCTTATCTGGAACCAACGAATTTATTGCTGCATGAATTTGTGTGGCTGATGAATAAGTTATTAATTCCTCTGTTGTTTGTTCATAATTAGCATAATCCGCATATAAATACTTCCCACATACACTTGAATTTGTTTGTTTTGAATCACTAGTTTGTGTGCTATTTGTTGCAGTAGCCTTTTCATCTTTTTCATTAACAATTGATTTTGAATAATTACTTTCAATCTTTGTTAATAAATTTTCATTAATACTTGTAAGATATGTATCTGTGCTAGGGGGTGAATATATACTTTGCCTAACCCCTGTAAATGTTGTTTCAAATGAACCTGGTGCAATGTTATGTGAAACTTCTGTAATAAAATAAGGGCCCCCAAACATAGGAACATGTTCCAAATTGAAATACATTGTTGGTTGTATCAACGCATTACCCAGACAGTTAATTGTTGACTTATAACTCAAGTTCTTATACAAGTTAAATAAGGATACACTCTGTGTTGTTACCTCCCTATTTGATACATTATTTCTTAAAGCCTCTTGTTGGGTTAATGATTCAAGAGTTGCTGTACCACTATTCTGGTCAACTTGGATACCATAGAATATGGCTTGATTTCTAATTCCTGCATCAACCAAGAAACTAACACACTTATTTGATTGCGACCAGTCTTTCTTGCCTGCCTGATCCTCCAAAAAAGGTATCTTTGATGGCTTTAGCATATCAATAGCATCATCCCCATACCTAAAATCTTTTGGTCCGGATGGAGTTGTTGAACCCCTACCAGAATACATGCAAACCAATTTTGGTCCTGATTTCCTATAATCAACATCAGAATAATTGCCCCAAACATCATTTGCTATTTCTGTTGAATTTTGAATAATATCATCAATATTATCTGCCGCAGATAATGCCCCATAAAAATTAACATAAGATGGCATTGGCAAAACATTAAAGTTATTTTTAACCAAAATACCCCCAATAAAGTTGAATACAGGTGTTTTTACATTTGTTTTTGCCCCAACAAAAATCTTCTTTAAATCAAAAATATCAACATAATATAAATCCCCTATGTTTCTATTCCCCCTATCCAAAAATAAAACATCCTCAAATAACGTTCTACTTGTATAATCACTACCAGATATCCATTTATCATTTATGGATTTGAATGTCTCATATAAATCATATTTTGAAAACTTACTATCTAATCCTGATGTTATCTGATTGATTTCAACAATATCAATATTATTTATCTCCCTCTTCAATAAGGATAAAGTTTGATTCACATTATCTTTCAAGAAGGTATCCAAGGCTTTTTGGTTATTATCTAGTAAAACCAAGAATTCTTGTTTTGTAATGTTTGGGTTCTTTAACTTTTGTGTTGCATATATCTTTATTGGTTTTGCAAGTGCAATGATATTCTCTGATGTGAATTGGATATTGTTGTCAATGAAGAAATCTGTAATATATGAACCACCGTTCTTATATTTTAATGATTCAATTGTTGAAAATCCAATATGTAACTTTAATGTTTCCCAAGCAGGGGCATTTGATAATTCAGATGTTTGAAGTGATATGTTATTTGGCAAACTATTTGCCACATAACCCTTAAACCTTTTTGGGTTTTGAATGGTTGAATTTCCCCCCAAATGACTTATCAATGAATTATATTCATATCTGTCATATTGTGTTGGATTTCCATACTTAAACAAAACATCATAACTTAAAAATGCATCCAAGAATTCTCTAATGTTCTGTATTTGATACTCTGCTGATTTATTGTACAAATCCAAATTATTCAAGTTAAGATAATTAGATGGAATTTCCATCAAATTTCTATATAATAACTGGAAATTCCTATAAGCAGCAACAGGATTTCCAAACTCCAAGCCAACCAAATTTATCTGATCCTTATTCTCATTTATGTCATAAATAGATTTGCTAAAATCCAAAAACTCATTCTCAAATAAATTTAATGTATCATAATCAAAAACAGAAAACATATCCTCAATTGAAGCATAATCTGCACCCCCAGAATTTAATAATGAAAATGAATTAATATCTTTCTTACTATTCAAATATTCTGTTGGTAATGGTTTCTTCAAATCTTTAAATGTAAATGAGTTAAATGTATCTTGCATTGTAACATTAACTGCACCATTATGCGCAACATTCAATAAGTCATCCAAAGAATCATAATTATATGAACTAGTTTGAAATAAATTATTATTAGGTATATTGTTATTTGTTGATGGTAAAATATAATATTTTGATGTTAAACTAAAGTCAACATCCTCACAATAATCACTAAACATTGAACTATCATATATATTTTTTGGTACTAAAGTTGTATAACAATTAAAAGTCAATCCGCTTTTTGGAAATTCAAATGATTTAATCACCTTTAAACCCCTCTTTTGATTTGCAATCAATTCATTATTTGTAAACCCAGAAAATAAATCATAGCCATTCAAGAAGGCATTATAATCATTCATCATAACCGGATAAAATCCAACATCCACATTATTGCCAGATTTAAGATTTATAGTTTGATTTTCATTTACAATATATTGGAAATTTGAATCTATATTATAGTTTGACTTGTAATCAAAATCTTTCCACACATCATCCAAAAAGTCATCTCCTGTCTTAACATAATTCTTATACCTATGCCAAATGGATCCATATTTCAATATCCAAGCATATGGCAACTTATGCAAAGCAGAATACTTTATGAAGGCCGCAAAAACGTGCCCATTCTTCTCCCTTTGCCCTCTGGTGATAAAAAAGTTGGTCAGGGGTGATAATGGTAGGCTGTTCAAAAAAAGATAAGCAGAAGCAATATATGGATGTTTTTCCCCTGCTCTCCATTTGCTAACTCCGAGTTGAATTGCATTTGTGAAGATAGGTGTGTTAATCAATCCTCTCAATTGATTTGATGAAAAATTCTCTTGAAATATCTGCCCATATGTTGCCCCTCCTTGTGAGGCAAAGAATTTGAATGGTCTATTTATTACAGCTTGGTTATAGTCGTTGAAATTTGTTATTATATTCCTTTTTGTATTAAAAAGAATTGTATTCTTTGTATCAAATTTATTTGGGAAAGTATTGATTAAGTTCTCATCAACCCATGTTGCATCTGTAAAAGGATATGTAAAATTTATATCCCCCTCAATTGGGGCTTTCTGTATAGCATCTGTAATTGTCTTGATTGTTTCCTCCCTCAAGTTGTTTGAAAAATTGTCTGTTGCTAACTTAAAATCATTTATATCATATATCTTGCTTGGGGCATCTAATATATCAATAATATATTTTGAGTTTGGTGTGCCATCCAAATATTTGTTATACCTCTCTGAAACACCGCTTGATAAAGATTGCAAAAGTTCACCGTAGTTGTTATAATCCAATCCCCCTTCTGAAAATAATATGTTTTTTAGTTGCTGGATGAATATTATGGAATTTGTCTTTAATGTGTTGCTTATGTTTTTGAATTCATTTTCCTTAATTAAAAATCCAATTCTTTTATCCTTCTCATAAATGGCTGAAAATCCTGAATTATATGATGATAGAATAAGCCTATCCCAAAGTTCATATAAGAACTTCACATTTGATGTCAGTTCATATGGTAAGGTGGTAAAGGGATATTCTATGGTGTTGGGTACATAACTATCTCTAATTATCTTATCTGAATCAAGAATATCACTTGGCGATGGAACTTCCAAACGTTTGGAATAACCATTTATATATTCCTCAACAAATTCAACTTCAGGCCATTTATCATAGTAATAACCTTTTGTAACATTAACAACAGTTGGATCACCAGGATAAATTAACTCATATTTGTTTGCATTTTTCTTATCATTTGTATAAAATACTGTTGGCCAAGGAAAAACAAATTGGTCAACATTTGGGGTATTGCTATTATCATCAACAGAAATCTTATCACTACCTAATACCGCATTTTTTCTATCAACATCACTCCTAACATTCCAAGCAGAATTATGAACATCCTCCATCAACCTAAGAAAACCTTCTGTTGTTGCCATAATTACTGCAATCACATTTTTGATTGTTGGCTTAAAACCAATTCCTGTTTCCTTTTTTTCAATCTTTAATGCTAATTCCTGAGATAATGCTTGTTCAATACCATTTAACTCATTGATGAATTTTGATTCCATCAAATTCCTTTCATCAATAAACCGTGTAACATTAAAAACTGGTGTGGTTTTTGTTTCCCCTGATAAAGTATATGTGTAAAATATATTCTTTTCTATTCTACTACGGCAAATGTCCTCTGTTAAAGTTGGAATTTCACTTATAGGAATTGATTTATTCTTTGATTTGTATGTTGTACACCAATCTATATCAGCATTAACCACATTAAACAAATCATAATTTATGTTATTTTGAATTGGTGATGTACCGTAAATCCCAAAGGTGGGGTTATCATTTAATTCAGTAGTATATTTTGATATTATGGTTTTCAAATCACTTTCAACCAGAAACAATTTACCATCCTTAATATTATCAATAAGTTCTTTCTTAACCCCAAATATAACATCATCTGTATTATTTAACCTTATAGGGGTTGAATCCAAATATTTGTTAAACCAAGACCTAAGATTGCCACGTATTTCTTGGTAATAATTGGTAAGAAACTTCTTATACCTCTTTCCATCTGTTAACTTCTGAACATCAACTTTATTTAATGAGTTCAACACATTTTGCTCAAACATTTCAAGTTTATATATCAATTCAGATAGTGTTAACTCCGGAAAATTAGCATCAATTAATTCCTTTGATTTATAATCCTTATATACTTCTATTATTTTTTGATAACCAATTTCTGTATTAACCTCAAATACTTTCTCATCCCCCAATGAACTTTGTGTTACCCCATCTAAGTGATTGACAATGTTATTTATTTGGGATGGTGTCAAATTAGAAGGGTTTTTTTGAGTCACATTATACTTCTTTGAATACATGTTTGGACATGCAATCAAATGACCAACACTTATATCAGACAAAACATTATATTTAAATCCAAGAAAATCTAAAGTAACTGTATAATCTCCATTATTGGTGTTATAACTAGCGTTGAACTTTAACAAAACCAACTCATATCTAACTGCCTTCCCATAATACCCTTTGATGGTCAAATAAAATGGGGGGTATGGTAAATTGAAAAATGCAGCATATGGTGAATCATTCCCCAGACTAAACAAAGCCCTGCCTTGAACATCCTCCATAACAACTGTTACAGTTGGCACAAAAGATGAATTTGTCCTAATAGCAATACTTTTTATACCAAATAAGGTATTATCTGCAACATTAGTAGCATAGTCTAATGTATAAGTTTCATTATTCTCTTTTACCTGCTTAGACCTACTTTGATTTGCACCCCCATCTTTAGTTAAAGAATCCTTACCTGTAATCTCATCATAATAACCAGATGTAAAATAATCATCCCCAGTATTTGGCTTCAAGAAGTTTATTGAACCAATACTAACATTACTAATACTATTATCAATAGCACCCCCAACCAAAAGTTTTGTTCTTGGTATTAACTTTGTTTCCAGATTTGCATACATAACAAAGTCTTCAGGTATTACTGCTCTGTCAATAACTTCTCCAGTATTTGTAATTACCTTATTGGGGTCTATATATATAACATTCTGATAATCATATATAACATGTACATCACCTTGCTCATTTGCCATAATAAAAGAAATAATTTTCTACTGCATTTTTATAATCTAATAAAGATGTTTCCAATGGGAAGGGTATTTTTAGCATGGCTCCATCATATATGTTATTTTCAAGGCCACCATGTTCTGGATTTGCTGCCAAAATTAGCCAACCAAAGAAGGGAGTTTGATAATATTGTTGGGAAACCTTATCCAATCTGCTAACATTTTTCTTATAAAAGAAAACATTATCACTTGACTTGGCTGGTATCTTGACAAATGGCACAACTTGTTGCACACCATTGAAGGTGAATTGTGAGTATCTATTATAATATTTTAAATTCATCTCATTAACTTATTTTTAACTAGAATAAATCCATCACTATTCTTATTCCATGTATTTTTATTGCTATCATAATTATCCCCCCCACCCAAACTTAATAATGCATTTTTTGTTGCATCATCAGGTGATTCAATAACCTCATATGCACTTACATAACCTGATGTTCCAATTGGCTTAATTTCCTTTAACTTAACAAGCATATCATTTGTATATTTGGTTAAATTAGATAGAAATTTTAATGTAACTTCATCATACTTATTATTATATGTTGTAAGTTTATTTCCCCAATAAACATTAAATATTTTTGAAATCTTTTCATTATTGGTAATCACATTTTTGTCGGGGTTTATTGTTTTCAAAAGGATTTGTTTCTCAAAATTTTCCAAACCATTTTTAGTTTTAAATGTGCCATATAATAACAAATAAATTAAACTATCTTGCTCATTTGTAAAAACACCTTTTGGGTTATCCACATTCATCTTTAAGTATGGTAAGAAATATGTTTTGATACGTTCTGCAATACCAGATAAGATATCCATAATCCCTGTCAAAGAAGTTATTAATTTATAAACAAAGAAATTTCCACTTTTATCAACATAACCATCAAATCCATTAAACCCACTATGATTGGAAATAATAAATAAAGCATTACTTAAAACTTTTTGAAATTTCTCTTGGGCATCCAGAATTGATTTTGTTATAACATTTATGTTATCATTTACCTTAACCATTTCATTATCAACATACAATTGATAATTATTTGAAACATCAAACTTAATACTTTTTTCAGTTTTGAACTCCTCATTTATTTGCTCAATGAACCCATCAACATTATTTTTTATATTATTTTTTATTGTACTGGTATAGTCATCTATTGTTTTTTGATAATCTGTTGGAACACCAAATAACAAAAATTCACCATTTGTTGCAGCATTATAAATTCCAGCAGTATTATTCAAAGATTTTAAAACCAAAGAAACAAATTCAATATTATAACTTTTTGAACTTTCTTGTATCACAGAATTAATTGTATTTACATAAGCAGTAGAAGATTCAATCAAATCTGTTGCCAAAGTAATATAATTCAATGTGGTTGCAGTCTTGTTAATTTCACCTATTGTTTTATATGCACTAACAATATTTTCATCATCAAAATTTTCAGTCTTACCCTTCTCCTTCTCTTCAATAAATTCCAATATCTTCTTATCCATATCATCCAAACTATTATCAGTTTTATCTGCCCTAGCATCATAAACTTCTGTATTTGCATAATAATTAAATGATAATGCATTTTGTAATTTATCAACAGCATTACTCAAACCACTAGCCCCAACAAACTTGAAACTCAAACTAACCTTTGCAATCATAGGCTGAAACCCAATACCTTCAGGGTTAATATCCCAATGTAATGGGTCATAACTAATGCTCAAATTATCTGGTATTATTTTTGTATGGAAGAAATCCCCAACCCTCAATACCAAAACCGGGGGTACACCAAATGCTGTATTTCTAGCATCTTTAAAATCCTTTACAATACCATCCTTTGTTTCTCTTATTGTTGGTATTGTGTCTCCTGGTCTTAAACATTGCTGAAGAAATGTCAATCTACCATTTAACCCTTCTGGTGTTGTAGAATGGAATGCTGGACTAAAATATTTTAATTTTTCCTTCAAATTATTATAAATAAAAGGATTAGTCTCCTCTATTGTTTCAAAATAATCACATTCTGTCAAAAGTTTTTGTAAAACTCTTTTTGATACATTCTTATATACTTTCTGTTCTTCTGTGGTAAGTTTAGTTTCAGTTATTTGTTTTGTTATTTTAATTTCAGATTCATTTGTTGTTATATTTGGTTCAATCTTTGGTTCAATTTTTGGTGCTACCCCTTTCTTTGTTGCAGTAATGCTCCCTATAGCAACTCTTCTACAAGCCATAGCATCTACACTATAAATTGTATTACCTGTAAAGCCACTACAAATTTCAACTCTCTTTGTTTGGGTTGGGTCAGTTGATGACCTTGCTGTAACACCTGTGTCTTCACCAAGATTATTTGTTTTTATTGTAAAATTTGGTGATTTTATATTATTCTTTAAATATGCTATAACACTACTACTACGTCTTACACTTAACAATTTATTATAATCATTGTTTGCTGGTTTTGATGCAGATGAATTAAGAGTAACTTCAATTAAATTTCCGTTATTCTGTGCAAGAAAATCATTGCAATCAATTATAAACTGGTTAAGGTATGTAAAATTATCTTTTACATAAGAATCCATAAAGGTTTTTAATTGTTGCGCCTGATTATATAATGTTGATGCTGTATATGAATTAAAAGCAGTAATATAATTAGCATCAATTGAGTTTGGAACATCATTATCAAAATAGAAAGCATATTCAATATACTTGTTAAATGTTGAGACTGTTTCATCAGGAGGGGTAGCCACATCAGATAAACTAATTGGGTCATTGTTTGTTATAACTGTTCTTTTGATATAACTAACTTGGTCCTTGATTGATGGTGATTCCTTAACTATTTTTTGGATTTCCTCAAGTTCAGATAATGTCATTGTATTATATATCTTTGCCAAATCATATATGTCATATTTTAGGCAACCAGCAAAGAAAGATGACAATATTCCATTAATGTTATCTGAATTATTTTCCTTTTCCAAAACCCTATTTGTGATTAGGTTCAATACTGATGGATGATCCACAACAATAGAAAAATCCAATGAACCAGTTCTTGATGTGCTCTTATATGTGAATACAGGTTCAGGTCTGCCCAAGAAATCATTTGAATTCCAATTGGATGATGATGTATCTGTAACCTTTAAATCATATGGTGGAAACCACATTATCCTCCCCCCATTTGGTCCTTTCTCACACTCTGGCAAATCCAAAAACTTGTTTGTTGTCCTCCATGCCAAATTCTCAAGGGATAACATATATTTTTTTGAATCATTCCCCTTCTTTGGGGCAATACTCAAATCATATGTCTTATTTATTACTGAACCTTTTAATCTTCGCCCTTCATTTGTAATACCACTTGTTTTTTGCAAACGTCCATATGTCATATAAGGTGAATCCTTTGTGAATAATCTACAATACTCTTGGAATGAACCCCCAACCAAAGTTTCAGGGTTTTCATACTTATATGTCTTAACCCTTGAACCTTTTGTTATTTCCTTATATCCATCATTAAACACCTTACTAACTTGATCCATAGCATTACCAACATGCTTTAATCTATTTGCACCATTTGGTTGTGAATCTATAATCCTTTGAGTGTCATCCAATATTGAACCTGCCCTAAAATTATAATTTGTTGATTCTGAACTGTCAAAAGTGGTTTGCTTTGTTCCATTCTCACCATAAATCTCACCACCCTGTCCAGCATTTTTACCTGCATTATTTTTATATTTTGGTGAAACCCATGTGAAACCACCCTCAACACCACCACCATCAATATCACTTTTACCATTAAAACCAATTGGGGGGTTGAAAGTCTCCCCCTCATATACTTTTGAAACCTCTGTTGAACTATAAACACTTGTTCTAATACGTCTTCCAAATTGGTCAATTGGTAAATCTCCTTCTGGTGAAAGAATATCAATAATATCCAAATTGTCATTTCTAATATAATAGGCACCTTTGTTGCTTGTGAATAAATCCAAAAAAGAACCTAATATTCCACTTCTTTCATAATTTGGTTTATATAAATTCTTATTTATATTTTTATATAAAACTGACCTCTGACCAGCCCCCATATTATCATAAAATAATTGTGAACCTGTCTTCTTTTGTTGAAATAACCCACCAAGAAACCCCTTATTCCCTTTACCTGTCAAACTTATTGACTCATCAAAGTAACTTCCAACAATAGTTGGAAATGGTAACTCTGCACCAACAAGTTCCAAGGCCAATTGCGATGCTGCAACAAGTAAATTATTTGGCTTTGTTATACTCCAGTTTGGTTGAATGATTGGATTTGATCCTGTTATAATGTTATATACATCCAAAGGGTCATTCAAACTTGCAATAGTTTGCTCAAATTTTTTAGAATTATCAAATTTTATTGATAATCTACCAACTCTCTCAATAAAATATTTGGTCAAAACCTCTGCACCTAATCTTGTGATATAGGAATCAGCAGATAAATTAGATTTTGTTTCAGCATTATTGGTAAGAATGCCAAAAGGTGTATACATAGATGGTGTGAAACTATTATCCCCTACACCCCAATAATATAATATACCCTTTTTTGGTAATTCTGGGTCAAACCAATTTTCATCTTGTTCAATAAAAATGGCTGAATCAATTAAATTATCTTGTGATGTGTAAAAATTCTTGAGTAAATTATCTTTTAGAATGGGTTTATTAATCTTTAATGCAACAGCATTTTTTAACCCATATTCACCATAATTTGTATTATTATTATTTAATACATTTACATCACTTGTTTGAATATAGCCACCATAAGCGCCATATTTGTTTAAAACATATGCCCCTTTTGCAAATATTGGCTCATCAATAAGTTTATCAGGAGAATCAACAACATTTAATATAGTTGCAAAAGGAGATACCTCATAATTAAATGGGGGACTTTTTCCATGCGGGGTTTTTTTGTAAGGTGCTAGATTTTTTGTTATTAACAAATTCCTAAAACTCTCACTATTTCCAAAATCTAAGGGGCTTCTCATTATGTTTTATATATAAATATAATTATTCATTAATTTTAAATACTAAAGGTGTAAGAACTGCATTATCTTTTAACCCTAAAGTGTAATTATCAATCTGATTCATTGGTTTAACTGCACCAGATGAATCCATCATTTTATGAATTACATCTATTTTAAGATTGAAATCCATATTCTTAAAATTTGATAAACCATTATCTATTTTATTAGTCAAAATCTGATTATTATCACCATATTGTGGTCCACCCGTGCCACCAGCATTTGTTGGGACAATTTTACCCGTATTTGCATTTTGATTAAGCACCTTTGAACCAAAATCTTTCATATCATCAAGTGATGTTGCAATCCAACTATCACTCAATCCTTCTTTTTTAGCAGTAGTAAGTAACCGTGTCTTAATTTTATCTATGATATCATCCATACTTGGTAACTTTGTTAGAGCTGTTTCCAACCCGCTTGTGAAACTTGTTGAGGTTTTAACCAAATCTGTTAAATCTGTATAGCTATTCTTTATAAAAGACCTTATCTCTTTTTGATCTATTGATTCATATACGGTGCTAAGTGTTGGGTCAACAAGCCCCCCTCTTACTTTCTCTTGCATTTCAGCAATTCCGGGTGTACCAACAGCACCAAACAAAATCTTATATTTTATTGCTTGAACATCATTCTTTATAATATCTGTAATACTCATTGATTCTCTTGCAAGGTCTTCCATCGTCTTTGGTTCTTCCTTAGATAATTCTTGCAATTTCTCCATTTGTTTATCTGTTAATTCTGAAACTTTCTGTGCAATTGATGCACCTGTCTTTTCATCCTTAACATTAATTACATACTCACCCTTATCATTCAAATAAGATAAGTTAGCAATAAACATTTTTTGGTCTTCTGTAATATCAAACTTAAAATCTATCTCTGATGACCTTTCATTAAACTCCCTAAGTGCAATTGCCATTTTCTTCACCTTGTCTGCACCTAAACCTGTGGCATCCCCAAGTTCCTTGAACATACCCATTGCTGATGGATTTATTTCAATCCTTCCTGTTTCAGCATTCAATTCTGTGAACATCTCACCAGCCTTTGCAATACTCTTTATAAGTCCTTCTGGACCATTTACTGAACTATTCATCAATGAAAAAGGATCCGCCAAATCACCCATAAAGACACCCAATCTTTGAAATGTAGAAGCAGTTTCAACAGCACCCTCAATATTAAACACCTTATCAGCAAATGACTGAATGGAAGACATATCAACTTTAAGCATTGCAGCTGTTGCTGCCATCTTTGAAAACCCTAAAACCCCTTCCTTAAAGTTAAATCTATTTAATAAATCAGTATTATTAACAACCTCTTTCATTATGGTTTTTGCATCCATACCAACACTCTTAATGTAACTTATTGAATTTTCAACCTCCCCACCAACTTTAGCAATTGAAATACCCACATCTGAAAAGTTCTTGGTAAGGTCACTAGCACTTACATCCATTAAAGTAGTTAGGGCATATAATTTTTCATAAATTTCAGGTGAAAATACAACATTCCTTGAAAGTGCTTGACCTGTTTGCTCAACCATAGCAACAATATCACCAATATCACCTCCCAATCTTCTAACAAGTGGTGCTGTGTCTGCAATAACCCCTTTGAATTCATTAATCCTTGACCTACCAAGAAGAAAACTTTGACTTATTCTGGCAGATTCGGTATCCAATGTCACCAAAGCTCCAGTAAAGTTTGTCATCTCTTTTATTTGTTCTTTAAGAAAATCAGGATCAAGACCAAATAACTTCCCTTGAAGTTTACCTAAACCCCCAAATATACTATCATAAAATCCTGCCATAAAATATAAATTATATATATAAATAGAATAAGGGATGATTTTTTACATCATCCCTTATTATTATTGTTATTAATATCCTCTGTCCATTTGTGTATCAAGAATTTCCGAAGAAATATTGGCATAGTTAAGAACTCAGAATATGAAACATGTAAAAGTTTTTTTAAATAATAAAATTCTGTTGATTGTGATAGCCTATAATCCGAAGAAAGGGCGAAAAAACTCCACCCCAAACCCAGCATTCACTGTGGTCACATCTCCTGATGGGGTCTTGATATCTTTTTTCATATTAAGTTTAGGCTCATTTTCAGTTAAATATCTACGTATAAATTTTGAATCAGCAATTGGCATAGTCTCCACATGTTTAACAATATTAGTCTTATCAATTTCACCATTAATTTCAACAATTTCCCTAGATAATCTTAATGTTGCCTTGGGTGCAATCCTTGATGGGGGGTAATTATCAATTATATCATTCACCTCCAATATTTCACCATATGTCAAAGGTTTTAATTTAACCACATCCCCACTCTTGGGAAGAGTAACTGTATATGTTCCATCCTCATTTGGCTTATTACCAGGCTCAATACTTAACTCACCCAAATCAACAATTGCCTTAAAAGACTTTCCGGTCTTGGGGTCAGTAACTGAAAGTTCAATATCTGAACCAAAAGAAGTATTTCTCAAAAAGATTAGAATTGCTTCTATATCACTTTCAATCATATCCTCTGGTCTTATATCATATTCATATATTTTGTTCTTCAAAAGTTGTAATGTGAAATTCTTGCTATTACCTAATAATAGATTCTCATCAGCAGCTGTTAAATAACCAACTTTAACTGCTTTTTTCTTGTTTTTGTAAAAGATGCCACCAGAAGGTAGTTGGACAACATCATGGGGTAAATCAAAATTTGATTGACCATACTCTTTAGATTTATCTTCCATAAATTTTATTTTAATAATAGATTTAAATTGAAGAAAAGAAAATAGTTAAAATAAAAAATCCATATGTAAATGTTAATACATAAACATATGGATTTTAATGCGATTAAATCTATTAAGTTTAATAAACCAATATACATCTATCTGGCTGAATAGTCACACTAATTCCTGCAATTGCATCAGAACTATAACTTAAATTACCAAAGTCAACATTTGTTAATAGGCAACCTTCAAGCAACCATTTTTCAATTACAACTCCTGTTGGGTCAAGCATTTCTAATGTTAAATTTTGCTTATATCCAGCAGCATAACCCATTCTGCCTGTTACTGATTCAGCATGTAATCTAACCCACTCCATTAATGCTTGTGAAGCTGATGGTCCAATTGGATCCCTAAACTTAACACTAATAGCTTCCCACTTAAATCTTCCTGAAACATATGTTGATGTATTCAAGAATTGTATCTCTGTTGAAGCTATGCTAATCTTAGGTCTTGATGCTGTTTCAACAAACCATTCATTTATACCCATACTTGATGGAAACCTCAAAATGAACCTATTTTCCCTTTTTGGTTCGTATGGTAGGGGCATTTTCATTAATAAATCAGCCATATTTTATTTTTTAATTTTTTTTTATTATTATATTATAACTTATAATAAATATAGGGAATATAAAAATATTTCAACTTTTTTAAAAAATAGTTCAAAAAACACTATTTACTTTTTTTATAAGATGATATAATTTTATATATATTAATATAATTAATTATTATTAATAATAATAATATTACTATTATAATATAATATATAATTATTAATATTTATTAACTTTTTCTTTTTCACCTTTATTTGTTGAATATATTGTTAATCCTTTTCTATTAACTTTATCTTTCATAACTTCAATATTTTTAGGATCATCATCAGAAAATCCTATTGTGAAATTCAATATATTACCTTTTTCTCCATTCATATCATTTTTAAAGTAAAATGCTTTTTTGAGTCTTTCTGACATATCTTCACAATAATCATAAAATTCATTTAATGCTTTAACTTTCTCAATTTCAGGATTTGCTGCACTACCAGATCCAAATGATACTGGGTAGAATTTACATAAATCCAAATATTCATCAACAATATCTTCATATTGATTTTCTGGTGCAACTAAATCCCTATATTTCTGTAAATTTTTAATTAACTTTTCTTCATCAATACCATTAAACCCATTTGTTATATATTTCTTAACACCTTTCTTTAAAGTTTCTGGATTATGTCCCCTTGCTGTAATAATTGAAAAAATTGAACCATTATTAATTGCTTCTTTAAAATCATCAAAAGCTGGACCTTTCTTTGCTGTAAGCACATCAGATAAAAAAGCCTCATCACCTGTAACTTTAAATTGTCTAAATGGTAAATCAGCATAATTAACTATTGTTGTACCTCTATATTTAAAATTAGTCTTTCCAATTTCCCCTCTATATTTGGCAAAATCATGGGTTGACATTCCAACTTCATCACCAACATCATCAATTAATATAATTTCAGTTGGCATATATACAATATTATCATCCCAATCAAATGCATAATATTTCATATCAGGTGTTCCTTCATTATTAAAACCTTCAAATAAATTCATAATAAATTTTTTATATAAATATCATTAAATTAAAATTCTTCAATAATGATTGGAAGGTTTTCTGTTTTGAATTTCCAAAATTCTGCCATAAATTGTGCTCTAAACTTATACTTGGGGTCTGTATGATAACCAGATTCATAAACACACTTGCATATGCTTTCATATAATTGTTTCTTTGGTAATTCATAATTTGCTTTTTTGCATTCATAATATCTTCCTGAATTTAATACTTTTGCCCAAGCCTCAATTCCTTCTTGAGTATTTTTTGCACTCATAAATTTTGCTTTCATAGTTACATTTTTTCCCCTTATCACTTCATAGGTTCTATATGTCACAGAACCATATCCCTTAAATGCCTTCATTCCCCCCGCATTTGCGTGCAGTCGCCATAAGTTGGTCTCAATGCCATTAGTAGTTGCCTCAATGATAAAGAATGAATAGAGCATAGATATGGGGAATTCTGTCAATAGATGTAAATTCATTAACATACTCTCGTAATGGAATGCCATCCACATTCTCCTCATCTGAACCAAAGTTGCATTTTCCAAATTTCTAAATCCATTAGTTTTTAGATGTTTTCTTAATGCAGTCTTATCCATATTTCGAATATCATAAACATATGACCTTTTTCCATAAGCATCCTCATCAATTATTGTAACACCTTCAAGAGCATCATTTTCTGGTATGATTGATTCTGTTGTATCAACTTTCACTTTAATGGTTTCAATCACCTTTTCAATAAAAACTGTTTCTTGTTGAATTATTGGAAGATAAGATTGTTTTTCATATTTAATTTTGTTTGGGGTATATATTATCCCCAATAAAAATGAACCCCATAATCCAAGTGCAATATAGATTGCAACACTAGGGTTGTTCTTTGGTAAAGTATTTTTTTTCATTAATTTATATATTATATAAAAAAATAATACTTGATATAGTGAAAGTAAAGTAATTGCCCCTAACATATATAAAAACCCCAAATATTAAAAAACCCCCACTTCTATTTTGAGGTGGGGGTTTGTTGTAAAATTCCATCATTATAAACCATTATGGTATTTAATGTTGGTTATATCCATCATTATACATCTTCAAATGAAGCACCAGTTAGTCATTTTGATGTAGTTTTAATTCAAATTTTAATGAACCACAATCCCATATTTTATCATAACCATTTTCAAACATTATTTCAAATTCAGTTTTGTTTATATCAAAACCTTCTTTAACCAATACATTCTTTCTAAATTGGTATCTATGTAATCTACTTTGATAATTTTTTTTATACACATACCAATAGTTGGGGGGTGTCTTTGAAACAAAATCAAAATTATTTTTCTTATAAATATTATTATCAATATCAATACCTGACCATCTTATATCAGCATAAGATATAATTCTGCTTGGATTATATTTTTTAATAAAAAACTTCAAACATTTTCCAAAACCCCCAATAACAGATGTATTAATTATGGAACAAGATCTATATAATTCATAAGAATTTTTATCCTTATCCATTCTTGGTTTTCCAAATGTTGAGACAAAAACCAATTTATTATCATAATATAATCCAATTTTTATTTTTGATGATATGCTACCTTGGATATGATTTTCATTTAAAAAATTTGAAACATCTTCATTTGATATGTCCCTAACTTCTGTTTTTCTTCCTGGTATCACAATTGGGGATTTACCAATTGATGCCATAATTTTTGATTCAACAATTTCTGGCTTATGAATAATTTCATCTTCAAAAATATGAATTAATTTTATGCTTTTATTTTTGCATAAATTTGTTTTATTTATATGATAACCTTTTAATTTTCCCCCACCATATTCTGAATGATAATAATTACCATTTAATTCAAATGCTATGTTATGTTGGGGTAAAAAATAATCTAATTCAAATGGTTTAATTATTGTTCTATTATTTTTAATAAATTCAATATTATATTTATTCATTATTTTCTCAAAAAAAACATTTAAACTATTGTTATTAACAATTGGATTACAAACTGGACATTTTATTGTATAATTTCTAAAATATTGAGTATGTTCAAATATGCTATTACATTTTACACATTTTAATTGTGCAACACCTTTTGATTCAATTTCATCATTTATTAAAATTAAATCCAAATTAGCCATTCTACTCCTAACATTTTCTAATCTTATTTTTCCTTGTTTTTCCTTATAGTGATTAGATTGTTGGTATGTTTTTGTTCCATATTTTTCTAAAATATGAGCCTTCATATTATCTTTTGTTTTTTGTAATTTAAGTGAACTATCAACCCCATATCTTTCCAGCATTGTATTTTTAACTTTATCTTTAAATTCATCTAACCTTAAATGAAATCCTCCATATTTTTCATTCAAAGTATTATTAAATTTACCTCTGTTATTATAATTTCCATCCCCATACCTTTCAAGTTTTGTTTGGTTTCTCTTTGCTATAATTTCATCTTTATTTAATTCAATACTTACTTTTTGGGATGAAATTGTTTTATTCTTCATATTTTCATTTTTCATATAATGGTCAACCCCATATCTTTCAATTGAAGTTTGTTTTATTTTATCTTTAACAGATTCAAGTTGAAAACTATGTTCAACACCATACTTTTCTACCATTGCTTTTTTACCCAAATTAAGTCTATTCTGTTTATTAACATCTATTAACCCCCATTCTTTTCTACATTCATCTGAACATAATTTATTAGGTAGTATTTTTCTAACTTCAAATTCATTATTGCAATGAACACAATTTCTTTTCTCCCAATACTTTTGATTTTTTTCTTTTTTTTCCATCTACTAGTTGTTTAGAATATAAATATACAAAAATAAACCAAAAAACAAAACCCCCAAGTCTAATTAAAGAAATGGGGGTTTTGTATTAAAAATTAACCATTATACATCTTCAAATGAAGCACCAGTAGGGGTTATAACAAATTCAAGGCTAATAAACTCAAGAGACCTTGTAGGTTTAATATATATTTTTCCACTCATTGTATTTCTATCAATATCCTCTGGGTCATTTGAAACCGTAACACGGAAATCAGTTAAACCACGATCCCTTCTAATTCCATCAAGAATTGGATTTATGGTATCTAAAAACTGTTGGCGGACTATCTGGTCATTTTGTTCAAAAAGTAGCCTCACAGCGACCGCGGAGATTAATTTACGTGCTTGCAATAACAACCTACGAACGTTAATTCTATTTAATGCTGATTCTCTAACTTGCAAAGTTTTATTTCCCCAAATTACAGTATTCACATCAGAGAATGTTGCAATTGGATTTATTCTTCCTTGATATAAAGTATCTCTATCATCTTGTGTTAATTTTAATCTTGCTTTAACTGAATTAACCAATCCTCTATTATAACCTGCTGATGCAAACCAAGGGAATGCTACGTTATCAGTTAATGCCAAATTTCTACAAACTTCTGCTGTTGGTGGAATATATACTTGGGTATTATTCACTTGGTCTCTAACCAAAATCCAAGGATAATATGTTGCAGTATAATTTGAATCAATATTTGTTTCCTCCAAAGAAACAATTGATTCTTGGGGATAAATAACATTATTCACATCAGTTGTTAATAAATTTGCATCAGGTGTTGTAACAATATAAATTGAATCTGCTCTATCGCTTTCAATCATATCAATTGCATTTTCAACCAAGTTGCTATTATTAATATAATCAATACCTGGTGTAACAAAAATATTTATATTTGTTGATTCTGGATTTTGATATGTTAAAATTCCCTTTAAATATGCATAATAATCTGTTGTTGCAAATTCAATTGAACCATCACCATCTGTAATTTGTTTAAATGTTCCTTGTCCTGTTGCTGCTACATATTTGCCAGATACAGATAATGCACCTCTCATATAATCAATACCTCCAATTTGGTATGAATCACCATTTGTTCTTCTTTCAGAATAAACATCCCATCCATCAAAACCACCCTCAAATAATAAGGTGAATTTTCTTGAATATAAGTAATAATATGGATTTGAATTTGTTTCTGGTTCTGAATTAAAACTTCCACTACCAACCTCAAATGCTGTTTGACCACTTGTTGTATAACTATTTGCTATTGTAACAATTGTTGCACCTGAATCCATATGGAAACCTTTTGTCACCACATTCCATTCTGAACCATCAGAAATAATGCTTGCTGGATTTTGTTTACCCTTATAGTTTAATAAAGAATTATCATATCCATAATTTGTTGAAAATCCAAGATATGTTCTTTTTACATTATCAGCGGCTACAGCATTTGATGCTGCAAATGGTTCATTATTAACAACCTCATTATTATAATAATATTTTGTCTTATATAATAAATTTGGTGTTAATGCACTACCATACTTTCTATGGGGATAACCCATAAATCCACAAGGAATTGCATCAAATGGAAATTCATCACCCATTTCAAGCATAATGTATTTTGAAACCAAATTATATTTGCCATCACTTGTTCCAATCTTCTTTCCAACAAAACTATTTTGTGTTTCATCTAATGTGCAATTTGTATATTTTTCCAACACAACTGGCGCTGAATCTGAATCATAATAACTTCTAACCAATACATCAAATGTTCTATTCTTAAATGACATATTAACAATTGAAGCCTTAACTTCAGTATTTGCTGAATTTCCATCAGATATTGAAATGAATTTGAATAAGTTATAAACTTTATTTCCTCTCAATTCAGAAACAACAAATGGTGTTTTTGGTGATTGATATTTTTCAAGATACCATCCAATTGATGTACCACTACCACTTCTTGCTGATGGCAAATAAGTTAAAGTTTGTTTTAATCCTCTAATATAACCAAGTCTATATGCTTGATTTAATAATGTTGGATAATGTTCTTCAACAAATATTGGGACATCATTCCTATCTTTCCCAAAATTATCAACACCCAATACATTTGCAATATAATTTGAATTGGTATTTTTTAATGATACATTAAATGTGTAATTAGTGTTTGATGTTGTTTTTCCACTTAAAACAAAATTACCAAATGGTGTCTCACTTATAGTTGTACTATTAGCTGTATCAATAGTTAATGCACTTAAACTATAAAGTTGACCATGATCGGTTGATGAATAATTTGTGATACCTCTTGACCTAATTGTTGCAACAACCATATCATTATAATCTGTATATGCTGTTCCAGTAAATGTATAAGTGTTACCAGTTACTGTTCCAGTGAATGCGCCACTTGATACATTAAAACTAGATGTGTTGTAATAAAATGAATAACCTGTATAATCATTCCCAGAATTAGCAAATGTTGCATAATACCAAAAATCATTTTCATTTGCTGGCTTACCATTACTACCCAAAGATACAGTTGTTCCAAAATAATTATATTCAGTTAATCCTGACTTTGTTGATCCTGTGATTGAATTATACACAGATACTGGTAATGAACCATAAGTTGATGTTTGACCAGTTAATGAAGTTGATAAAGCCACATCATTTGCAAATGTCTTTAAATCATCATAGAATGTTGATGTTGAACCATTGCTTGCTGTATAAGTATCACCAGAAAATAATGCTGCACTTATACCATTTGGATATGTAGCACTTGTTATTACAAATGTTCCAGTTGTTCCAGTTGTTCCAGTAAATACTATTGAGATAGATGGACCAACACCAGTTCCACCGGTTAAACCAACAGTTGAATGATTAACATTTGCAATTGTTGTTATTGACCAAGATGGACCAGCATCATAACCAGATAGTCCCAATACCCTTGTAACATACATTTGATTTGATTGTTGCAAATATGACTTGGCAATATATGCAGATTCATATTTTGGTATCTGTGTGTTTATATATTTTTCAGGTGATGTTCCACCAAAATAAGTTTGAAATTCATCATAACTTGTAATGAATATAGGCTCAAATGCGGGGCCTTTGATCGTCTCACCGACCATTCCCAGTGTGGTTACACCAATACTCTGTGAAACAAAACTTAAATCTGTTTCAGAGGTATATACACCAGGAGATACGAATACTTTTTCATTTGCCATTATTATTTTTTATTTATTCATATAAATATCTAAAAAATAATCAAAAACCATTATTGAGTTTTAATCTTTAATACAACGTACTGAAAGTCCATATCTTTCATCAAATGTATCAGGATAAGTTATTGTACTAGGATTTGATGCAAATGCATCAATTTGAATTGCTGTACGATCAGATGTTGTCCAAAAATAATTTTGAAATTTGAGTCCAGAGGAATCCCCAGTTTTGGATCTATTATCAGAACCTAAAGAATTAAACCCACTTGTATTAGTCCCCAATGGGGCTGCAACATACCAATAAGTTGTTCCTGGATGTCTTGCAGCAAGAGTAGTGCCAATATTTGCTATAAAAGTGTTTGCTTCACTTAATGTTGGAATATGCCAACCTGCTGGGCATAAAGTACTTCCTGAGGTGCTTCCAGTTACAGCATATTGGTTATATAATAAACCCTCAATTGCTTTACTATTAGAATCATCATGAACATATGCCCAATATTTACTTGACGTATTATTTGCATTTGACCAAGCGGTATTATCAACTTGTGTTGTATTGTCTAATAGTGTACCATCTCTAAATTTTGTTGTCCTTAAACTTTCTGACATCCAAACTTGATTACCAATCTTAATTGTTCTATATCTATTACCATCACCATCTGGTGGTGTTAATTGTGAAGCTGTACATATCTTATTTGATAACCCAGGAAATTGACAAGAAAATGTACCATACTCATTACTTATAGTTGCTGATGAATATGTGAAAGGCATTGTCTGTGTGCCTACATTTATAGTTGTGCCAGATGGATGATTATAAGGTATTGTATACCCTGTTGCCGCATATATTGAAACATTTGCTGTCTGACCGCTATAATTTATTGAACTTACTTGAATTGCCATTTTTTATAAAATTTATTTTTAATTATATTAACTTATTTTAAGATATGCCCAAGTTACTACTTGTGATGTATTAGTATTATTGGTTATAGTAAATTTAAATACATTTGTATTAGTTGGAAATGGATTGTAGGTAATAATACTGCCTGGTGTTCCTATTATTTGAGCAGGTATGTTCTCAAATCTTAATTTATTACCTGTACTATTATACCAAGCTCGTTGATCACCTATTACAGGCACATTTGTGTTTGATAAGGTTACAAATCCATTCCATTTAATAATACCTTGACCATCTGAAGTAATTCCAATTACTGACATCATATATGATGCAGATGAATTAGTTGTAAAACTATATTCATTACTAGAATTTGAAGGTAAAGTCCAAGTTCCTGTCTCTGGTGCTAATAATACAGGACCAAGTAATGATTCTCTTGTAATTTTAAATGATTCTGCATTTGAACTATTATTCATAACAAGATAAGTACCTGTAGGGCTACCTGTAAATGTTGGTAATTCACTTATTTTTCTATTTGCCATATTAATTTGTTTTAAAATACGTGTAATTCACAACTTGTGGTGAACCGCTACTATTGCCAAACTGAAATTGAAATACACGTGAATCAGAAACAGCTGGGGAAGTATCAATTCTAGTGCCTGCAATTCCAACTATCTGACTAGGAATTGAAACAATATTTATAGGAGTTCCTCCTCCATTATAAACCCATGCATATTGCATACCTAATGCGGCTACATTTGTGTTTGATAGTGTTACTCGAGCAAACCAAACAATAATACCATTTGGAATACTTCCTACTACTGACATAACATATGATGATTGAGCTGAAGGAACTGTAAAACTATAAGTATTTACACCCGCACTTAAAGTCCAACTTCCTAAGGTTGCTGGTGATAATAACCCACTAAGGAATGTTTCTTTTGTAACTTTAAATGATTCAGTTAAGCTACTATTATCCATAACAATATAAGCACCTGTAGTACTACCTGTATATGTTGGTAATTCACTTATTTTTATATTTGCCATATTAACTTATTTTAAGCCATGCATAATTCACAACTTGTGATGAACCACTATTATTGGTTATACCAAAATCAAATCTATTTGTAGTAACAGAAGGTGAGACTGAGCTGGCTAAAATAGTACCTTCTGTCCCAATAAACTGATTAGGAAGTGAAGTAAAAAATATAGGACTTCCTCCATTAGTATAATACCATGCATATTGCGTACCTACTACGGGTACATTTGGGTTTGATATTACTGCTTCAGCAATATAACTCAAAATACCATTTGGAATATTTGCAAATACTGAAATAAAATATGATTCATTTGCATCAAGTGTGAGACTAACAGTATTTGCACCTGTATTTACAGTCCAACTTCCTCTTGTTGGTTCGGGTAGTAATGTACCAGTAAATATTTCTTTTGTAACTTTAAATGTTTCAGTTAACGCACTATTATCCATAACAAGAAAAGCGCCTGTAGTATCACCTGTAAATGTTGATAATTGACTTACTTTTTTATTTGCCATTTTTATTTTATTTTATAATCCATATTTCTCTTTATCTGCGTTATAGTTTTGTAATACTTCAGCATCACTTAATGTTGTGTTGTATAAACGAGTAATGCCAATTCTTCCAGCATAATATTGATTAAGTTCTCCACCATTATAACTACCTATGTATAATGGATTAGTTGTATTTAATGTAGTTCCAAAAATATTTGCATTACTTCCCCAAAACGATCCATTTATATATGTTCTAATTGTATTAAGTGGGTTGCTAAATACATAAACTAATTGATACCATGTATTAAGTGTTCCATTAAAGTTAGTACCTATAGCAACTCCAGTACTCCCGGGGCTAAATTGGGCATTATTTCCAGTAGCAGTATTTACCTTAATAGCATAACTCACATCAATATTTGCTCCTCCAGTACGGAATTTTCCAAGTATAACTTTTTGAGTACCACTACTTGTCTGATAAACCCATGCTTCCATAGTCCAACTTCCACTTCCTGGTTCTAATACTGCATTATCAGCAACACTAATTTGTGATGAAGTTCCATTATATTCAAAATATGGGTATGTATATGTAATAGCCGACATTTGACCAACTAATCCATTTGGTGATAAATCATTTATTACTGTACTATGTCTATTATAAGAATCTAAATTACTTGGGTCAAAGTGTAATACAAGATTGGCTGTTACAGCAGTAATAGCATTAAAAGTAATATTATCACCAGCTTCAGTATTTGCAAAATCTAAATCCTCCCAATATAAATAGTTACGATCAGGTACAGTAGGTGTAGGTGTTGGTGTTAGTGTTGGTGTTATTGTTTGAGTTGGTGTTATTGTTGGTGTTGGTGTTTCTGTTTGAGTTGGTGTTATAGTTTGAGTTGGTGTAATAGTGCTTGTAGGTGTTTCTGTTGGTGTTGGCGTTTCTGTTTGGGTTGGTGTAATAGTGCTTGTAGGCGTTTCTGTTTGAGTTGGTGTAATAGTATTAGTTGGTGTTGGTGTTAGTGTTGGTGTTATTGTTTGAGTTGGTGTTATTGTTGGTGTTGGTGTTTCTGTTTGAGTTGGTGTTTCTGTTTGAGTTGGAGTAATAGTGCTTGTAGGTGTTTCTGTTGGTGTTGGAGTTTCTGTTTGTGTTGGTGTTGGCGTTTCTGTTTGAGTTGGTGTTTCTGTTGGTGTTGGAGTTTCTGTTTGGGTTGGTGTTATAGTTTGAGTTGGTGTTATAGTTTGAGTTGGTGTTTCTGTTTGAGTTGGAGTTTCTGTTTGGGTTGGTGTTATAGTTTGAGTTGGTGTTATAGTTTGAGTTGGTGTTTCTGTTGGTGTTGGCGTTTCTGTTTGAGTTGGTGTTTCTGTTTGGGTTGGTGTTTCTGTTTGGGTTGGTGTTATAGTTTGAGTTGGCGTTTCTGTTGGTGTTGGAGTTTCTGTTTGAGTTGGTG